GAATATTGTGAAACACCTGCTACTGGTTGCCATGTAACAATTAACTTACTTACAGCCCTATCACCTAATACAATAATCCTTTCATCACCTGCAATATTACTAGGTGCATCTTTTGGTTCTATCAGGTTTGTTATGACAGGTATTGTTATCGCTGCACCATCTTCTACAAATGCATATTTATCAGAATTATGGAACATCGCTGCAATTGTAAATAAATTATTGTCTTCTTTAACAGATATAACCTTAAAATCTTCTGTTTCTGTTGTTGCTCTTACTAATAACCACATTCCATTTACTTGTGGTGCAGAAGTATATGCACTAGATACTGTAATAACAGAGCCAGATATTGTAGATATTGTTTTAGTCTCAAGTGTACCATCTGTAAGTATTACTGATAACTGATCACCAGTTGATGCCCCTGTTGGTAAATCCTTTGTATTATCAACTGTTATCTGTGTAGTTGTTGCTGCTGATATTCTCCCTGATCTTCTTACTCCACTACGAACAGGGTCTTGAACAGTAATAATATCTCCAGGTCTTATTAATGAACCAGCATCTGCTGTAGTAGTAAATGCAACTGTTTCAGTTTCATTGTTCTGTGTGTAAAGATGCCACAAACCCATTCTTCTAGCCTGTGCCTGATCACTACAACCTATAGCTTCTATATTTTTTACAACAACGCCATATTTAGATTGATTTGCAGATGTATCTTCAACAGTTTCATATTCATATGTTCTAGTTTCATTTTGAAAATATTTAACATTTACTACTGTATCTTTTGTGGCTTGACTAACACCTGTGTAAACAAAACCATCTTCTGTCACATTTGCATATGAAAAGAAATAACTACTTGTTGTCGGTCTGTCTTGTGAAAGAGATATCTTACCATCTTCGTAAAATAAAGTTGCTCTCATTATTGAGGCTATTTTGTTTAGTAATGTATAAGCTTGATGACTACTTTGTATAACAATATTGCAACTGAATCTTGGTGATGTACCACCTTGACCATTATCTATAAGAGTAGAGTTATATTCTGATGCAGAATAAAAAGCATATTTGTCTACTTGATCTTCAGAAACAAAATCACCAAAACCTGCCCTTGTTTCTGTGATAATGTCATATAAAACCCAAGCTGGATCATTACAATATTCTTTTGTTGTTTTTAAAGTTCCATTAAAAGAACCACTAAACGACAAACTTCCATCAGATCTTACAGTTGCGTTATGTGGAATTTTTATTAATCTTCCACGCACTCTATAAGTCCGTCTTGGTATAGATCTAAATATTTCTGAGTCAAATCTTAAAGCACTAACAGCAGTATTTTCAAATGCACTTGGATCAAAAACTAACTCAGTTATTGATGTAAATTCAAATGAATTTTGTAATAAATTATCTGTACTATCTGCTGTTACTCTTGTTACTGTAACCGTTACAGGAAAATCAGAACTTTGTATATTATCAGGTAAAAATATTATATGATCTTTAAAATATGGTGATGTGCTTTTTCCAGTTACAGTACCTCCTCCAGTATGTATATCACGATCTAGTCCTGTTAAATTAGAACTTGTATTAATTTTTTTTAGTAGTGTATTGGCTTGATTTTTTACTTCTATCGTATATTGAACTGTTGTACCAGAAATATTTCCATCATCTTCAATCTTCTGTAATCTAGGAAAACCTATCGTTACTCTAATTCCTTCAGTAGATGTATCTGTGATAGTTACTGTTTGTGGACTTGCTACTGTTACAGTTACACCAACAGTTCTATCTCTTTCTGTTTCTTTTAATCCTGGTATTTTTGTTTGTGAAGATGTACCAAAACGTGGGATAAATCTAGGTCTATTTGAATCAGCGGTACCAAAATTAAAATCAGAATCATCAGGATCTGTATTTGGTGCTGATTGTTTTAAAACTTGTGTGTTATTTAAAAATACGTCTTTTAAACTAGTAGTATTGTAATCATTTGTACCTTGTGTATGACCAGCAGCTATAGCAGATGGAAAACCTGCAATCTCTCCTTCTGCAATAACATCTACTAAAGTAACAAACTGACGAGAGCCAATTTCGCCCTCTTTCATCTCAGAATCATAATAACGAATTGCTGTCTGCCCTTCTCTATCGTTTTGCCTAAATCTTAGGCTGTTAGCATCTTCAACATTACTTGGAATTGTCATAATTAATCTTTATAGACAGGGGCAGTATCAGTTCCAGATGAAACTACTATAGACCCAGTAAATACCTCTCCATATATTAAAGGGATGCAAACACCACTTCGTGATACGTTTTGTATTCCACTAAATGAATAGTTAACTCTTGCATCTGTTTCACTTAATCCAGTATTTACATCACCTACATTTGGCTGTTGTTGTGGAAAAAGCATATTTGTAACACCACTTATAGCCATTGATGTACCAATAGCCGTTAATACACTACCAATAGCTGCAAATACTGCACCACCCATAGCAGTTGCAGCAGCACCACCTCCAAAAAATGCAGCAGCGACCCAAAACCATGCACCAGATACCACAGGTATAATTCTTATATCACCCTCACTATGTACTAACAAATCATCCTCTGTTTTTACAACATCATTATTGATTGTTATACGATACATATTTTCTTGTAAGTGTTTATTTATCTCAGGATAGTTACAAACAAGATATTTATATACATCTTTCATATTTTTTACATCTGCATAACTAACATGCCAACCTACTAATTCTGCTAATCTTCCATATACTTTTATTTTGCGTAAATCTTTTTCATCTTCTGTTCTTTCCCTATCTATAAATTTATCTCTAGTAAGCATTGGCTTATGTAATTTTGGTTTTAGTTCTATACATTCATCATCTATAGGATCGAATATAAACCAAGATAAACCAAGAAAATCACAGTTTCTAATATCTTCTTCTGAGGCTGTTAAATCTCCGTTTGGATGTGAATGACATATATGTAATACAGTTCCTTTTTCTTCTGCTTTTGCGTAATCTTCTGGATCTATTGTAAAACTATTAGCACCTTCAATAGCTATATTTTTACATGGATAATATTCTTGCACACCATCTACATCTATAACTAGACCACAACTCTCATCAGGTAATAATGTTTTGGCATGATGTAATGCCTGTTCTTGCCAAGTGTTCATGCAAACGTACCAACAGATGGAAAATCTTTTCTTGTAATTATTCTCTTAGGTGCATTACGATTTTGCAAGTCTAAAGATGATGTACATTCAAATTCTACAAAATCTTTACTTTCTACAGTTTTTCTATCAATAAAAAATGTTTGATTTTCATATGTATTATTAGCAGGTGTACCATATGGATTTGTTCCTGATTCAAAATTAGCATTATCTAAATAACGCAACATCGTAACTTTTCGTACAAATTTAGCACCATTAAGGTCATTTTTAGGCGTAGTTAGGTTTGCTTGTGTCATTAAAGCAGTAACAGTAGACAATATATTGCTAATCCTTAATGTAGGTCTTGGTCTAGATGTTCTTGTTGCTTGATATTCAAAACCATTTGCTTCTATAGGTATACGTGTGTATGTATTGCCTTGAAAAACAACATTATATGTAGTGTTCATATTGATGCCATTATGAAATCTACTTACATCACTACTTCCATGCAATGCAGCAACAAGATGTATTTCAAACAGTTCTATCTTTGCACTAGGATTTACTTTTTGTAGTTCTTCTGTAGGTATTGCCATTATGGTTCAAAAACCTCCTCAAAAGTAGCTGATATCGTTGCACGATTTGCAAAGTTAATAGTTTTGTTCCATGTTTTACAGATGAATTGTGATGCACCTGTTTTTGTAACTGATACGTTTCCAGAAGTTGTTGCACTACTTCCAGCAGTAATTACAAAAGTATTTGCATCAGTCAAAGAAACAACAGAAAATGTACCGTCAGATGCAGTGCCAGAAGTAAAATCAACACTTATAGAATCATTAGCAAATAATTGATGATCATTAATTGTTATTGTTATTGTTGTTCCGCTTTGACTATATGTACCTGTTTTTGAATAGTCTTCACCAGGTGGTGTGAATGTAAATGATGCTTGATCTAATGCTCTTTCATTTAAAAAATATTCTATTGTATCGCTTTCTGCTTCTGTAATATTTTCAAACTTAAGGCTATACTTTTTAGGATTTTGATGTGCTGCGATACCTATTAGTTGACGCTGCTCAAATCCGTCAGCATAACGTATGCTTTTTATATTAGGTTGACTTGATTTACGCTGTCCAAATGATGGATTAATATCAGGGAAAGTAGCCATAATTATGCGTTAGATAAAAGTCCTCCAGCACGTTTTTGTGCAATCAATTCAGCTTGTATAGCTTGTGCTAATACATTACCAAATTCATTTGCCTGACCAGAATCTCCTTCTACAGAAGAACCCGATGCATCTACGTTTACAACTATATTAGTAGATCCTCCACCAGATGCCTCAACTCCTAAGTTACCAGAACGACCACGTTTTAAAGGTAATATCGCTTCTGGCATACCAGCTTCACCCATAAGACCTAAATTACCAGATGCTCCGTAACGGAAAAATGTTGGCTGTGTTACAACACCACCTTTTGCGTAGGCTTGTATTTTTCCATCTTTACCGAACACACCACCAGTAGCATTTAAATCAAGACCAAGACTAAATAAATTATCTATACCTCTTAGTAAAGGCATCATAATTTTTTGCCTAATAATTATTCTGTTTATATCTGCTATTAATGATCTTGCAAAATCACTAAAATTTAACTTGCCTGTCATTGTGTATTGCACTAATGCATCTTCCATATTTTTAAAAGCTTTAACAACAACATCTTGTATTTGTTTGTTTATATCTTTAATGCTATTTACATAACTCTGCATTCCATCTTTCAAATTATCTAATAAAGTTACTTGTTTTTGTAAAGCATCTGTCTTTTTGCCTTCTATTTCTGCTTCTTCTTTTTCTTTTTCCTTTTGTAATGCCTCAAGTCTTGCTTCTAATTCAGCTATTTGTCTTTCCAAACTTGTTTTTGCACGTTTATTACTAGCAGGTGAGCTTTCTAGTAGTTTTCTTGCTCTTTCTAGCTCTCTTGTTGTTTTAGCTATAGCATTTTCTATCCCTATTCCCATAAATCTTTTAAAAGCGTCTATTGCTTCTGTTATAGATTTAACAATATCAGCAAACACAGATTGAAACTGTGAACCTATTGGAATTAGAATATCACCAAGAGAATCTTTTAGATTACTCATTTCAGTTTTTAGTCTATCCCCCGCTGCTTCTGGTGCTAACGCTAGTTTCTTTGCATTGCCCTCATATGTTGTTGTTAACCTTGTCGTAAAATTCATAAAGTCATCTAGCGTGACCTTACCCTGCTCTAATGCCTTATCTAATTGTTGAGGTGTTTTATTCATAGAGTCAGCAAACAAAGTAAAAGCACCTGGTAGCCTTTCACCGAGTTGTTGTCTGAGTTCTTCTGCCGATACTTTACCTTTACTAAACACCTGGGCAGTTGCTCGCATTGCAGATTTCATATCTTCTAGCGATCCACCAGTACCTCTAATACCAGAAGCAATAGCAGTAAATGCCTTCTGTGCATCTTCTACAGATAATCCAGCACCTTTAACAGATGCTGTTAAAGATGTAAACTGACGAACAATAACGTCTTGTGGTATTGCTAAATCTTTTGATGTTTTCTTTAAGAAAGATTGTGATTTATTAAATTTATCAGTATCTCCTATAACAAGTTTTAATGCTCTTCTTTGTTTCTCAAGTGCTGCATCATATTGTGCTACTTCTGCTATAGCACCAGTAAATTGTCCAACCTGTGCGCCAACAGCACCACCAACTGCTGCACCTGCAACACCACCAAAAACACCACCTATCGCAGATCCTATAGCACCTTCTGCTCCACCAAATACACCAGCAGCGGCTACTGTACCACCTATCTTTGCAATATTACCTAACCTTCCTTTACCACCCATACCTTTTCTAGCCGTGGCTTGCATTTTTCTTAACTCACGTTCTAGTCTATTTGCTTCCCTTGTTGCTTCTTTAAAACGATTACTATTAAATTTAACACTAGAAGCTAGTGTTCTATAAGAATTAGCTAATGCTCTGGTATTATTTATACTTTTTACATTTGTTGTCTCAAACTTTTTTAGATCATTAACTAACTTTTTTGTATTAGTACCTGCTGAAACCGTTCCTTTACTTAAACCTTTTAAACTACTAGTAAGACCACGAATCTTATCTACACCTGTAGTTGTTACTTCTATATCTAATTGCGTCTGTTGCCTTGCCATTATTTTTTATCCTTTTGCATAATTGACAATGCTTCGTATTCCATTACTTGTATTCCTTCAAACATAGCAACAGAATCTTTAACTGTATATATTTTACACAAGTATTCCAAAGATTTATAGTTTATGCCACTTAATCCAGCCATACTGACATACCACTGTGTAGATAACTTCCAGAACATATTAACAATCTCTCTATTATCCTCCCAAACAATACAATCATAAGTACGTTTATTTTTCTTCTCGGCTGCGATTTGTTCTTCTGTTGCACCAAATGCTTTTAATGCTTCTATTGTTTCATCTATAACTTCTCCCTGCACCCAATATCTCGCAGCCTCTTTTAGTTTTTTTCAGAAGCTCCTTTCATGCTTTCGCCAAATGCTTCAATAATACCTTTAACAATAAAATGATTGTCAGTTAACGCCTCAAAGTTTTCATCATTAAATTGTATATCATTGCCATCATCATCTTTAATACCAGACCATCCAACTAATACACTTTTTACAAAATTTTCATCATCCTCTTCTTCTACAAGTTTAGCGAAAGCTTTACGACCAATATTTTTAAATTTAGCCGTAAAGGTTTCTTTTTTGAATTTGCCTTTTTCTGGCGATTGAACAGTTACCTCCCAATCATATTCAGTAACTTTTTTGAAAACTAATGCCATAAATTAAGTCATTACAATACTTAGCTCATTATTACCTGCTGTTGTAGGTAATGCCAAGTACGGTAAGTTTAGTGCATTTACACCACCAGTATCAGCACGTGTTACTCCTGTTATATCTGTCTGTGGAACATTAACAGTAACAATGTTACCAGCAGTAGCACCAAGAACAATAGAAGTATTACCTGTAGCAGTAGCAACAGCTTTAGCAAAATAATCTGTTGTAGCTCTTACTGGCTCTTCTATAACAGCAGTACCACCAGGCGCACGATTAGTAATCAATACCTCTTGACTAGATGCTGTCTCTTTATATAGCACTTCATTGTTAAGTGCTAAGTCAAAAGATTCTATTCTCTGTGATGTAGCACCATGAAATGTTGCAGTTGTAATGTTTGTATCATTTACTTCTAATGCTGCTGATTGATTAGCAACTGTAAATGTACCTGACATTGCTGTACTGTCTGGTGCGTTATATATTCCAGTAAATTCAAAGTTAATCTGAGCAAACTGACCTGCCGTCATTGAGATAGTAGCTGTTCCTCTGCACCCTGTTATAACGTGCCTTGTAGCACCATAAAAACAAAGAATTGTACAACTAGAAAAAGATGAACTGACAGGCGCATAAGTAACACTAGTCGAACTAGCTATTGTCTCAGAAAGTCCACAACTTTTTAGTAGAGGTGATAAAGCACTTGCAGTACCTGCTGCACCTGATCCTGACAACTCAGCACCAAAAGATACTGCTACACGTTTGTTAGCAAGTAATGTGCCTTGTGTACTGTTACCTAAAAATCCTTGGAATGTAGGTGCTTGTACGTTATCAGATTCGATTGGTGTTACTTCTATATCAGTAACTTGAATAGCATTAGAACCAGCTACAGGAGATGGATTACTCCCATAAGATGATTCAATCTTTGCTAGTAGTTTTGTCGTTCTTGTTAGAGCCATTGTCAGAGGAGGAATCGGTTTCTGGAACTAGTGTACTCTTTCCTGTTTCTGGATCGAACATATATGTTCCACCTTCACCAGGATTAGGCACTTCTGTATTTAGTTTAGCCATGAAATCATGCAGCAGTTAAATCAGATCTACTTGTACGATAACGCACAATGAAATCTTGACTAATTATACCAAGAGGTACATCAGCCTCAACCAAACTAAATTCAGTACGATCTGGCGTTAGATCCAGAGCATACGAATTTATAGTCTGATCTGCCATTAATCTTAGATGAACTTGCTGCGTATAAGTATCAGAATCATCATCAGGTACGGCAGCCCTAACAATTGTTGATACTCTAACTCTCATTGACCAATCAAGCTTGTCAAAAAAATTTGTATCTGTAGGATTATCATCTATCGGCTCGATAATTATTGCAGGTGCTTCTCCTCTTGCTAATGGTTCTACTCTAGATCTGTAAACAGTAGCATTAGTAATAGCATCTAAGTTAGTTTTCATTCTTGCTAATATTAGCTCTCGTCTTGTATCTGCCATTATACTTTGCTCAGTAATAGTGTCGTAAAACTGCCATCATCTATAAGCAGATTTTCTCTAACAGTGTAATTTGTAGAATCTACAGATATTGCTGTACCACGTGATGCAGATGTAACATCAGTTGTCTTTGATGTTAATAAATATTCAACAGATGTAGCAAGACCACCACCAATTACATCTGTAGGTTTATCTAAAATTCCTTTAAACGCAGTGCCACTACCGATCTGACAACTTACACCAAAGTCTTCTAAGTATACGTTCAAAGTGTCAGCATCTTCAAATGACATTTATTTTTTCTTTGCTGTTGGTTTTTTAGGTTTTGGTACTTCTATAGGAGCTTGTATTACTTTTCCCATAGAACTTAACAATTCAAAATCACGATCACTTATATCGTATGTTTCTCCAGCTTCTAATGCAGATCCACTAGCACATACGTTTTTTAAACACTTTACTTTCATAACAAAAAAGGGGGTGTAATACCCCCTATAGTAAACCAATTATTAAGAAGTGGTTACGTCTAAGATTGCAGCAAATGATTGTGCATGACGAACAGCAACATCAAATGCAACTACAGCCTTAACAGAAGTTAAGTTCTTAGCAAAGTCATCACTGTCTTCACCAACTGTAATCTCTACTCCACCACCAAATAATCCTAAGATTGCTTGAGAGAAGTCACCCATAACAACAGCAGAACAAACACCACTAGATGAACCTTTTGTAAGGTTGCTAGGAACTTGGTTTGTCATTGCTAGTGGATAGCCGTTAACAGCGATTGGAGTAGCACCTCTACCTAATGCCTGTAGGTTGTTATTAACAAGATACTCACCACCAGATGTCTTAAGTTTCTTAATAGCACCCATCACTTTAGCATTGGTTACATAAGAAATAGAATCTGCGTTAACACCTGCATTATCTTCCATAATTGCAGTTTCTAGATCAACTAGCTTGTCTACTGTGATCGCACCACCGTTAGTACCGATTGCAACTGAACCAATACCAGAAGTCTGCATGATACCTGTAGGCTGACCTGATGAACCAGAACCATTAAGGATACCAAGATCAAGACCAACATTGATGCCGTCTGAAAGATCTCTTCTTACTAGCTCTTCAATACCAGGAGTTGCCTGTATGAGCATATTTCTAGAGAACTTAGACATTGTTGCTAATGTCTTAGGCGTCATTGAAATTTGATCAAAGGTGCTTTCCGCTTGAGTTATAGCTGTTGTCTCAGAACTTAGATAACCAGTAGATGCAACACCTGATCTTCTTGGGATTGCAACATCACCAACTAAACCTGATAAAACTTGAACACCAAGGCCAACCATAACTGTGTTGTTTCTTAATGCCTCGATGAAGTCATCAGCCCTTAGATCTGTAGCAACGATGTTTCCACCAGTTGTAGCTCCAGAAGTTACATATGTAGCTCTGTTTAGTGCAGAGTAAGGAATAAACAATGATCTGCTGCTTCCACCAGTAACACTGTTCTTAGCAATATCCTGAGATACTTCTCTGGCAAAACCAGCACCTGGTCTATCCCAGTTGCCATCGCATAAAGCTTGGATACCAGCAGAGATCTTATACTCTCTGTTTTCCTTATGATTTAGTTCAACAGGAGTTACTGTTTCAATTGGTTTTGCACCTAACTTCTCAAGAACATTAGCTCTTGCTTCATTAAGTGGTGTGCCGTTTGCAATCATCTGATCACCCATTTCTGTTAATGAATGTCTGTTGCAAAGAGCAGTAATTTCTCTAATTCTTGTACGCTCGTCAGATTGAGCCTTTTTAGTGGCTTCTGAACGCACAACCTCTAGGTTTTGTTCTTCGGGCATTTCCTTTTCGGGGGTATGGGATTCTACGACAGAAGCCGTATCTGCGTTTGCACGCTTATCATCCATAATAGAATGATTTTCGTCAATAGGCATAGTATCACTATCAACTAGTGACCTACCTATACCTACTGAAGTATCAGCAGGTGTAGCAACAATAGAAACCTCGTAAGGTTGCCAATTTGTTGCCAAAAAGTCATTATCTCGCTCTTCCATGTCGTTAATTACATAACCTGTGCTGACATTGCGTAAAATTCCATCTTTTACGTCTTGCCTTACTTCCTCTGCAAAACTATTTTTACTAAATCTAACTCTTGAATATCCTTTCTTTTTTTTCTTATCAACATAAGCACGTTCTACAACACCAATCACTTTATTAGGATCATGGTTAAACAATAGTGGTGCAGAGTTGTTTAGCCTATCTAAATCCATAGCACCATCATCGTGACTAAGCACCTCCATACCAAAGTTACGAGCTACTGGAAACTCACTAGAGAAGGCAAATTCGTAAACTCTTTCGTCTTTCTCAGCAAATGTTGTCTCGCCACTACGCTTGTAACATTCTGTAACACTTCTGATAGGATCTATCTTGGTTAATGTGCTGAATCTATGACCTGCATAGATATCTGTCTCTTCACCATCCCTATATATCTGTATTAGGGCTGCTGGATCTTCTGGTGTTCCGTTAATTACAAACTCAGAGCTAGGTACATCAATCTGACCATCTCTAACAATTCTTGTAATCTTACCTCTGGCTCTACCACCAGAAGCATTCCAACTTACAAAATCACCAACTTCAAGAGCATCTGGTGCTGCTCGTTTTTTAGTTTTAGTCACAGGCATAGAACGTAACTCCTTTATTCTAGCGGATTTTGGATCTGAAAAACTTTTTCCAGCATCACCGCCCCATGCTGCCCATGCTACACGACCTTTTGACGGATAGCCATCCTCACCAGGACTAAAACCTTCTGCTTGTTTATCTACCTCATGTCTTGCAAACCATGCAGACATCTCAACAACAACCTGTGGACTTAATTCATTACCACTAAGTATCTGCGTTGCTCTTCTTCTTGCCACTTCTGTACCACCTGCTCTACCTTCTGACTTCCAATCTCTATATCTTTGTGCCTCTTCTTTCATGCCAGCAGTTGGCGTTAAATCTATTTCAGTTCCATTAATAGTTGCCACTTGCTTCCTCCGATACATTTTCGGCATCTTCGCCTGTTGGCTCTAAGGTATCACCAAATGGATCAATACTACCAACAGGTTTAAATTGTGAGCCACCTGATTGTGTTGTAGCACTTGGATCAGAATCGGTCACTATATTCATCTTATCTAACTTAGCTAATTCAGATTGTCTCTGTACAAGTAGTTCTTCTACATCACCACCATTTTCTGCAATACACTCTGACAATGTTTTTAAACCAGATCTAATCGCATCACGCTGTGCCATTACTTCTTTTTGTGGATCAACATAGCTATATCCTCTACATACCCATCTAACTTTTTCGTATCTTTCTGGTTCTGTCTCATATGTGGGCAGTTGCAACGCATTATTCATAACAGCCATTTCTAACCATGCCTCGTATATAGGCTGATAGAAATTTTCTTTTAACATCTGCTGTATTGTTCGCCAATGATCTCTATCTTGTATCATTGCTAAACGACTAGAACTGTAGTTGCTTTGGCTGTAGTCAGAACTAATAGCCTCAAAACTGCAACCTAATCCACTAGCCATACTGCGTAACAT